GGGGATAGATACACTCTTGAAATGGTCAGAATTGATGACAGAGTTAGAGAAGTTATCACTAAGATCAAGCTTGAAGAAGCTCAAATTGCTCACAGGCAAAATACGATTGACGATGCCGCTCCACAAGTTTCTGTAGCTACTTAAGTAACAAAGCTACATCGCTGAAATCGTACTTTTATGCAGGGATCTCTTGCACTTCATTAAAAAATAACATATAATTTTATTACTATACAAAAAAATAAACTTTAAATGTAGACGCGTATAGTCGACATCCCCTAGGGACTACATTTATTATATTCTAGGAGGAATATTAATATGGCTAACACAACTTTTAATGGTCCGGTTAGAGCAGAACAGGGATTTAAACAAATCACTAAAAATGCAACAACTGGTGCTATTACAGATAACACAACAATCGATTCAAGCGGAAATATAGTAGCAGGTGGAACTGCAACTTTTGCAGGTATTGTAGATCTTAACGGAAATACAATTTCAGCAGGTACAGGTATCACAACTGGTACAGGTACAGTTTATGCAGGTGCAGCAGTTAAAGTTGGTGGAATTTATTCTACTTCAATTTTACTTGACATAACTGGTTTAGCAAGTTCTGGTTCTGGTGACATTATCGGAAAAGCAGGAACAGCTAATTCACATGTTGGACAAATTACTGCAGCTAACAATGGTACTATTTTAACAGGTCAATGGTCTGTTTATGAAGTTCCAGCAGGTGGTGATCCAGATATCAATTTTTGGTACGCTGATGAAGCAACTGGTACAGAAGATGCAGCAATTACAGGTTTATCAAACCAAGTACAATTAATGAACAACGGCGACTTAACTGTTGCTTCAGTTGATTACTTTACAGCAGGCGCAGTGCCAGCAGCAGATAAATATTTATATTTAGTAACTGGTGCAGCAACAGATGCAGACTACACGTCAGGAAGACTACTCATTGAAATGTGGGGATACGACGCGTAATAAATAAATTAACTCTTTGGGTGAAGTGTAATGACTTCACCCCTAGATAAAAGGAGAATAAAAAATGGCAGATGTAGTATTAAATCAAACTATCTTTGATGGTGATAAAAAATTAATAACACACTATAATAACGTTTCAGATAACGCAGGTGGCACAACAACGATTGTTGATGTTTCAGCATTAGGCACAAGCCCAAGCGGTGATACTTGTACTAGAGTTAGATTAAATAAACTTTGGTATAGTGTTTCAATGACATCTAAAGTAGATTCATTAAGAATGCTTTGGGATGCAACAACTGATGCAACTTTTTTAACCTTAGAACAAAGTGGTTATTTTGATTACAGTTCTATAGGTGGTGTAAAAAATAACGAAGCATCGGGTGTAACAGGAGATGTTAAAGTAACCCTACCAGCTTGTACAGCAGGCGATACTGCGACTATTACTTGCGAGTGGATTAAAGTATACTAGGGAGGTAACTTATGGCCAACACAACGTCAGGCACAGTTACTTTTGACAAAACTTTTGCTGTTGATGATTTAATAGCAGAAGCGTATGAACGTATAGGTTCACAAGTAACTTCTGGATATCAATTAAAAACAGCAAGACGTTCTTTAAATATAATGTTTCAAGAATGGGGCAATAGAGGTTTGCACTATTGGGAAGTAGCTGAATCAAATATTGATTTAATTGAAGGTCAAGCTGAGTATAATTTTTTTAGATCAACTGGTGATGGTACAAGTTCTAGTACGAGTGCAACAGCAGATGTTTATGGAGTTGCAGATGTTCTTGAGGCAACTTTAAGAACAGACAGAACTGCATCAGATCAAGCAGATTCTGCTTTAACAAAAATTGACAGATCAACTTATTCTGCACTATCAAATAAATTATCTAAAGGCACACCATCAAAATATTTTGTACAAAGATTTGTTGATAAGACTACAATAACAGTTTACCCAACAGCAGATTCGTCTAATGCATCAAAAGATTTACATTTTTATTATGTTAAAAGAATACAAGATGCAGACTCAACATATACAGATGCAACAGATGTACCATTTAGATTTGTGCCGTGTATGGTATCAGGTTTAGCTTTTTACCTAGCACAAAAATTTAACCCACAGTTAGTTCAACAAATGAAATTATATTATGAAGATGAATTAGCTAGAGCATTATCAGAAGATGGTTCTTCTACTAGTGTTCATATAACACCAAAAGTTTATTACCCAGGAACATAATGGCAAGAGGAAAATACGCAAAAGCAATATCAGATAGATCAGGCATGGAATTTCCATATAATGAAATGATGACAGAATGGAATGGTTCTTTTGTACATAGATCAGAATTTGAATCTAAACATCCACAATTAGAGATTAGAGCTAAACATGGAGAAGAACAAGGTTTAATGAATGCAAGACCAGACAGAACTGAAAATGAAGTTATTGCAATATTAGGACCCAATCCTTTTGAAACAATTGCAGCTTCATCTGGAATAATTAATGTATCAGAATTTGCTCACGGTAGATCAACAAGTGATACGGTTAGATTTAGAGGTACACTTTCAACGTCTGCTACATTTAATAATCCAAAAAATTTTGATGGTATTACAGGAGCTAATGTTGCAAAATCTGCTGGCTACTCGATTACAGTTGGCAAACGAGATTCAAGCGGCACCATAACACAAACAGATAATTTCTATCACTTTACTGTAGACACAAACACTGCTACAAGTGGAGGAGTATCAGGAGGAGGAGAGAATTGTTCGGCAGGTCCGGCAACTCTAACAGCATAATGGCAGGAATTAGTTTTTCAGATCTTAGAACAAATATTAGAAACTATACAGAAGTCTCTAGCACCGTGCTATCCGATTCTGTTATTGAAAATTTAGTTTTAAATGCAGAGTATAGAATTTTTAGAGATGTACCTATGGATGCTTATAGAGCATCAACAACAGGTAATTTAGTTACAAACCAAGATTTTGTTAATGTTCCAGCAGGAGCATTAGTGGTTAGAGCGGTACAAGTTTACACATCAACTTCTGTTACAACTGGTGCTAATGTTTTTTTAGAAAAAAAAGATTTAACATTTTTAGAAGAATATGTTTCTGCAAACACAAGCACAGGATCACCTAAATATTATGCTATGAAAGGTGGAGCAACTGGTAATACTAGTTCTACATCAGGTGCTATTTTACTAGCTCCAGTGCCAGATTCAACATACGAATATCAAATACATTATAATCGTATTCCAGATAAATTAGAAGCAACAGATAATGAAACAAGTTTTATTAGTCTTAACTTTCCAAATGGTTTATTATACGCCTCTTTGGTAGAAGCATATGGCTATTTAAAAGGTCCAGCAGATATGCTACAACTGTACGAACAAAAATATAAAATGGAAGTAGAGAGATTTGGAGGAGAACAATTAGGTAGTAGAAAAAGAGACGACTACGCTGATGGAACAATCAGAATACCTGTGAACTCACCAACACCTTAAGGAATTAAATTATGGCATCATCATTTACAGATCTTGGTATAGAAAAAATGGCAACTGGCGAAAACGCCGGTACATGGGGAGATAAAACTAATACCAATTTAGAAATAGTAGAAAAAGCAATTGCTGGTTATGTAGAGCAAGCAGTAACTAGTGGTGGTACAACAACACTAGCTATTACAGATGGTGATTCAACTGAATCAACATCTGTTGCAAGACACGCTGTTATAAAATTAACGGGTACAATATCAGGTAACTCTATTGTAACTGTACCAGACTCAATAGAAAAAGTTTACATTGTTACAAACGGCACATCAGGTGCATACACTGTTCAATTTAAAACAGTATCAGGAACAGGAATTACTTTTGGGGTATCAGAAAAAACTACAAAATTATTATACTCAGATGGAACGAATCTTGTTGACGCAGGATTTAGTGGAGGAACTGATTTAGATGGAAAAGAATTAATTTTAGATGCTGACGGTGATACAAGTTTAACAGCAGACACAGATGATCAAATAGATATTAAAATTGCTGGTGCAGATGATTTTAGATTTACAGCAAATACTTTTACAGCTTTGTCTGGAAGTAATTTTGCTGGACCACTTACAGGGGATGTAACAGGAAACGTTTCTGGAACTGCAGCTACAGTAACTACTGCAGCGCAATCAAACATTACGTCATTAGGAACTTTAACAACTTTAACTGTTGATGATATTACAATAAACGGAAGCACAATATCTGATGCTGGAGATTTTACATTAGATGTTGAAGGCGATATTATATTAGATGCTAACGGTGCTGATGTATTTTTAAAAGACGC